AAGTAGGTTTCGTAGTAGAAATTTCCAAACCGATCCATGCAAATTTCTCTCGTATAATACTTGCTATCAAATCATGTCTAGGAATACCGGTAGAACTATCCATACTGTCTTTACCATTAACAAAAATAGTAAATGTAACAATCATGTTCTTTTCGGTCGGATTATATCTTACCAATTCATCATAACTGGTTTGATAACAAATATAGTGCCTAACTTCTGTTTGGGTTTCTGGAATAAATAAGAACGGTCGAATATTTCCATTCGCACCAAAGTACATATCCCATTCTCCTGTTGGTTCACCATTTTCGTCTACATTTAAAGTATCTTCGTCAAATAATTCTGACTCATATACTTTTTCATGTAAGGCATACAATAGTTCAGGACAATGCAAAAATGTATTATAAATTTCCGTCTTGATTCTAATGTTGTCATCGTCTGGATTGGTGGCATAAGCTCTAAGTTTTTCGAGCATTTCTTCTTTTGTAGAGAAGTCATAGATGTATTTCTTATTTTCCATATTCCACCTCCTAGACGATCAATTGAAACTGCATAACAGATTCAATTGGTGTTTCATTTTCTTTTATAACTTCACATTTAATCTCAAGTAGTTTTTCAAGATAACTTCTGTCATTTGTAAATTTGACTTTCATCTTATTAAAAGTAGTTCCATCTAACCAAGTAACCAAACTACCTGCATCAGTACCATCAATACTACATGTCCAAGTGAGATATGCGTCAGAATAGTTATCAGTAATGTCAATACCGTTTTCGTCATAAAGATTAAGCGTCAATGTTTTATAACTTCCGCCAATTTTAATAGTAGAAGTAGAAGCTGTGATTTTACCATATACAGTTGGAACGGTAGGAGTGTTTGGGTCTGATGGTTCGGAAGGGGTAGAAGGTATTAGATTTTCTGGTTCGGTTGGTTCGATACTAGAAGTATAGTAGTCGGCATACATTTCGCCAGTTTCAAGATTGACATAATCGGTATGTTCATCCCAAGAATCTTGATCAAGAGTAATCTTTATAATACCAAGTGGTTTTGTTAATTCCACCTTACTTACTTGCCATACGTGAGGCTTCTTAATTAATGCACTAAGAACAATCCTCATATTCTTATTGTCTCCACCAACATAACTCAAACTCTCGGTGATAGGGTTAATTGGAATCCAAACCTTTTGAATATCATCAAGCCCAAGCATATATCTGTCAATCCAACGACCGCTTGTATAGGAGTTCATTGCTCTAGATACACACCACATCTTACGTTTAATACGTTCAGTTCCATTTACTTCAATCCAGTGTAAGTAGTAGGCACAATGAAGGACAGAATACTTAATAAACTGATTCCCTTCTTCTTTAGCCACAATCATCCATTTTCTATAATTGTTTTTCTCGTCTGGGATATCAATGAATTTACCCATGAATGGGTTACATTTATATCTCTGACGATAATCTGTTTCAAAATAGTACAGTTCATCCCCTTCAGTAAACTGAACTGGCTGAGATGGTTTAAACTGAATGTGGTATTCAACTTGGTCTTTATCAATGGAAGAGTACTTTGTTACAATAAACTTCGCATCAATTTGCGTCTTTGTAGTATTCTCGTGTGTAATATTCTCGGCAAGCCAAGGCTTGTCATCATGAAAATAGTCGTAAATAAAACAGGTCTTCGATTGAACATCGCTATCCCATGTCATCTCCATGATTTCATCTGAATTTTCCTTATGAATTTGACCAATTGTTTTTGCACCGTTGTTTTTAATAGAGGCGATACGCCTAGCTGTTTCTAAACTCGGCATTGTATCCCTCCTTTACTCAAACATTGCCTTTATATAACCATGACAATCTAAGATTGCCCTACGAAACACTTTATAATGAAAAGCTTCACCTACAACTTCATCATAGGCAGCTTGAAGAGTAGACATAAAATCTACCATCTCCTTTGGTTCACCTAACAATTCATTAAGCCCACCAAAACGAAAAAGAAGATTCTTGAAATAACTCATAAAATCTTCCTCGGAATTAAATATCTGTTCAGTTACATTTCTGTCCTTATACAACAACAACTTGTGAATGTCATTATGCATTGAAATGACAGTTTCATTGATTTGCTCGTCTGTAAATTCTCCGTATAAGTAGTCCATATTAGTCACCATTGATATACGAATTATACATATATCCGTAGTCCCTAATCATTTTATTCTGCTCTTTCTTCATACTATCCAAGCGGTCAATCATAGACTTATGATTATCAAGAAGTTTCTTTTCTTCTTTACCGCCAATCATGACAGAAGTATGTTTTACAGAATCAACTTGTGGTTGTAACCATTCAATAACCATGCCAAGAGCAAGAACTTCTAAAACAAAATCCTCATCTGCATATTCATCAACTGAGTGACTCAATGTAAACGTCATTTCTTGAATTTCGTCATCAAGAACGATAGAAGAGAAGAGTCTTCTCACTCTTGGTTTTCCAATTACTGAATGGAGTCTTTCAGTGTAAATTTCGAGCAAATCTTGTGTATCTAAAGATAATTCTTTTGGGTCATCAATTTTATTTAAAACCCTTGAAAAAAGTTTATCATATGGAAGCATAGCGAGCCTCCTTTACTATAACATTGCAGCTAAATCTGTATTGCAAAGTTCATCAACTAACTTAATCTTTTGAATAGAGTCGAAAGTTCCGGCTTCCATCTGAGTTGCGATTTCGGTAATAACTGCCTTCTGTAAGCCCTTTGGAAGATTTGGAAAAGCTCTTTTAAACTTATTTGTATCCATGTTAATTAAAGTATTAACATCATCGGAATAAATCTTGTCATAAATTGCCTTTACTTCCTTCCATTTTGGATCATCCAATAAATCCTCATCTTCAATAATAAAAAGAGTATCAAAGATGAAAGTAGATTTTGCAGACTTAAGTGCTAATAAATCTTGATACTCGACTTCGGTAATATCACCATAATCTGCCCAAATATAAGTTTCCTTAGATTTCTTGCCAATATAAACAAGCTCACCCTTAGTCATAGAACGGCATGGAATTAAATCATCACCATTATATTCAACCTTGGTAACGACCTTATTTTCAACCTTTGGTTCTTCTCTCTTTGTCACGACTACATTTTCAACAGTTTCATTAGTCTCATTCTTTTCAACAGTCTTTGCTGCATATTTCTTGTTACTATTATTTCTTTTATAAGCCATTTTCCTTTTTCTCCTTACATAATATTAGGAGGGTACTTTATAAAGCACCCTCCTTCGATTAACGACTATGATAGTCGATTACGCCATAGTGTACATACCAAAACGACGGTTAACAATGGTTGCTACACCCATCTTCTGCTGATATTCATACTCAATGGTCTTATCCATATTGGTATCACCATCGGATACTTCCTTAACCTGTGCTTCGCCTTCATCATAAATCTTGATGAACTTGTTATCAGAAACAACTGGCATAATAAGTAACTTGGTGTTATCTACAAGCTTAGTAGTAGTATCATTTGGAGCAAAAGACTGTGGAATTTCAACAAGTCTAACGCCTTCCCAAATACCAAGACGACCAGTAGTATGTCTTTCCTGCTTCATTGCATCAGAAATCCAATCGGTTTCAGAGATTGCGGTGAGCTTGGAAAGAGCAGTCTTAGTACCCATAATTACAGCTTCTACACCATTTGCAGCCTGAACATCTTCAACAAGGGTAATAAGAGTATCCTTGTTAAGAGTACCGGTTTTGGTGAACTGAGAGGTTGGGTTAACCTTATCACCAGCAGACATAACTGCTGCATAAACCATATCATTTACCTTCTTATCAAAAGCCTGATAAATCTTCTGAACGAAATTAGCCCAGTCAACCTTACCGGCCATGAAAAGTTCGTACTCTGCATAGATCTTTCATTAATATTTAACACGATAATATCATTTTATATATTATTTTCGGACGCTACTCCGTGTTGGCAAATGCCCTTTAGCTTTCGCTAAAGATTAGACTATATCTTCACCCTCTACTTCTCTATAGAGGGGCGCACCACTTCGGATTGCCAAACGCTTGCAATCCTACTCCCATAAAGGGATAGTCGTTGGAGTTTTTCCTGTTCGGAACTTACCTGCTGATTACCCATTGTAGAAAGAACAGGGGATTTAACCTCGTTCTCATACAATTAATTCTTTCTGCTTTCGCTACCATCACGCTTATGTATATTTCACCATTACGTTGTGGTTTAATTGTCTTTAGGGTTTTCCAGCAATTCAATGCGTTATTTATCAAAACATCTTTCGATGTAAGGGAGCTAAAATCTAACCCCATACCAGGAAGTCTTTACATTGAAAGTACGACCTGCACCAAGTCTCTGTCTGAATCCTTATGTTTAACATATATTATTTCCCATATTATAAAATTCCCAATGATAACCACCGCATATTTTACGTTCTCCACGACAAACTTTTAAAATAGCAGAACCATCTAAAAATAAGGCTTTACCTGCTTCTACGGAGTTATCAAATACTTTATTTAATTCCACACAAATTACTGGGTTAGGATATCTTTTTGCTATTGGTTTACCAGTACGTGTTTCACTCATTTTTTTCTTTGATTCTTCTGTATGATGTTTTCCATACATACTATTATTTTCGCCTAAAATTTTTTCTTTTATTTTTGGATTTGCCCATTGATTTAATGCACCAATTGAACGAGATTGTTTCATTTCTGGATGTTCCAAATAATATTTTTTGTTAGAAGAACTAATTTTTTCTTTTACTTCTGAAGAAAAATAATTATAATCTTGACCGCCAGATTTTAAATTATAGCCACAGTCTCTTTTCATAGAATGATAAAAATCAATATAATATCTTTCTTTATCATTTAATTCTTCTACATTGCAATATTCCAATACATAAAAATCAAATTCGTTTTCGCCATATTTATTCCATGCTTTTTGAAGATAATCATTATCATGGACTCCACGGTTTAAATCGCTTTTATGTTTATACCATCTATTATTAATATCTACTGATTGACCTATGTATTTTTTATGTGTAATCACATTCTCGATGCAATAAACCCCTGAACGAATTTCGTTATTCATTCAATCATCTCATTTCTTCGTATGTTTATTTTTGGGGAAATAATTTTAGAGGGACGCTACACCCTGTTGAGTTAATAAATAACTCCACAAACTTTCATTTGTGAGCAGACTATATCTTCATCCTATATAGGATGTGTACCATTTCCATTTAAGGGAATTTCACCCACTCGCTTGAGCCGTACTTCTATTGTTATATTTCTATAACCAAGGAATAGTCGTTGAACTTTACCTTTCGGTCTTAGCTGCTGATTATCCATTGTTAAGGTATTTAGGATTTAACCATGTACCATCTATTCAATTTTTTCTACTTTCGTCACATTCACGCCTATACCATTTAAGATATTACGTTGTAGTTTGAATAGCTTTAGGATTTTCCAGCAATTAGATACATATTTTGTTACGCAACTTACGCTACGCAGACCCTATCAAACTTAAGGTCATGATGATTCCCGCTAAGTTCAGATACAGTCAATACACTGTCATCTGGAACATAGAACTCATTGGTGTCACCGGTATTCATAGACTTAATTTCTACAAACTCGTTGAAGAATGGGTCTTCGCCCCAACCGGAAACAAGTAAATCAGAAACAGTCTCTTCAATAACTTCGAAAACATCAATCTTATGTCTACGAATTGCCTTATGTAAATCCTTGCGAGAGCAACCTTCCTCTACACCAAGAATCTCGAACATAATCTCACGAATCTTTGCGTTTGCATCTTCAGCAGAAACCTTCTGCTTACCGCAAGCGGTATCAAACATTAACTTATGAAAATCTGCATAATCCTTATTTGCAAATACTTCTCTAGTATCAGCATTACTAAATGTTAACTTTCTCATTATTCTCTATCCTCCTTTCCTAATTACGCTACTACAAGCTTCTTATCAGCTACAGTAACAGTTCTACCTACTTCTGGTGTACCAGTGAAACCTTCAGCAGAAAGAGTGAATACATCACCAACATAAAGCTGGTAAACTCTTAAAAGGTCATCCTTTGCATTGAAGAAGTTAGCCTCTTCCTGCATACGAGCAGTGTACTCTTCATAAATTAATGGAACGGAAAGTACTAAACCTTCCAATTCACCTACAGCAGTAACCTCTACTCTGAAATTACCATTTGCAGCCTTTTCGATAATCTTACCTGCAAATTCAGTTGCCTCTGCCTCTGCATAATACTCTGGTGCTACATAATCGCCACGCTTAACAATTGCACCATTGTCGATATCATCAGTAGCCTTTACACTCCAAATGTTTCCAACAATAGTAGCCTTAAGATTTGTGCTTTCAGCTACA